ATAGTAAATTAAGTTAAACATCACTCTACTTCTCAAAAAGTCAGAAATTTACCCGTGACATGCTAAGAATATTTAAGATAGTAAATTAAGTTAAACATCACTCTACTTCTCAAAAAGTCAGAAATTTACCCGTGACATGCTAAGAATATTTAAGTGTATATAATAGGTATCCAGTTCATTAAAGCTGGATACCTACATGACCAACACATCTATTGTTGCAACTGCATTAAGCCACATCAACACTCTGACCATGAGCAGTCGTGAGATTGCTGATCTGACAGGTAAACGCCATGACAATGTGATGGCTGACATCAAAAAAATGCTTACAGACCTGAATCTGACATCTCCTGATTTTTTAGGGCATCTGCCAGATGGATACCAAAGACCTCAGCCTGTATATTTTTTGCCAAAACGGGAAACCCTGATTCTTATTTCTGGATACAACATAGAATTGCGGGCTCGCATTATCGACCGCTGGCAAGAACTGGAAGACGGCACATCACCACAAACACCTAAAACATACATCGAAGCACTTGAACGCCTAGTTGAGACAGAGAAACAGAAATTAGCTCTGGCTGATGACGTTAACCGTTTACAGAAAACCTGCAACACCCTCGCTGATCAATTCGCTATCGGCATGACGCCATGCCAGTTCGCTCGCCAGCTTAATGGGGTAAATATCCGCCAAGTTATGGATGCACTTTACAAGATGAACTGGTTATTCAAACAGGGTTCAGACTGGATGGTTGCTGCATACGCACGGGATAAATATCTGAAGCAAGAAATGGGCGAAATCAAAATTCGTGAAGGTGTTACCCGGGTGTGCCCTAAAGCAACTCTGACAAAGAAGGGGGCTAAGGCCATCTATAAAATGTACGTCGATGGCAAATTGCCGATGAAGTCAGACTGGGATGGTCACCAGACACATATCTTATTCAGTGATGTTGCGTAGGGGGTGTAGTGAATTACGACACCATTTCATTACGCATATCCATTGGCGGGTAAATTGAAGGCCGTTCTGGCGACACCGGTCGCAGTAAAAGAGCTTGGGCTGTTGATGCTTAAACTTGGTCAACAGCTTGATCCTGTAATGAAGTCGGTTGCTGGTGGCCGAGTTCTAGTCCTTCACGCTCCGGCAGGTCTTGATAGTTATCAGGCTGGGCTGGTGGATATCCCCTCAATCGCCGGTGAATCGGTATTACTTAACGATGATCGCCTATTTCCGTTATGGGATGCCCTGCAGGCTGAAAATGAATATTACGAAAAAGGCTTAAAACAGTTCGTCTCATTTAAGCACGAGTGTCAGCTTTTTACTGAGGAATGCCATAAAGAATTGGTCTTGCGTAAAATCGGTACCAGCTGGGTTCGTCTATGTTGGGTGCATGACAACGAACTAAAAGATGAACCGATGATCAAGCCCATCGCTCGGCGCAACCAAGTTGCGTTCTGGCTTAGTGCGATTTGCATGGAGTTAGGTTTACCAGCTGCACATCCGTTAACACTGCCAGAACTTTGCTGGTGGCTGACTTTGAAAGGCTGGATTGATCGACTACCGGAATCAGTGACACGGGCAGTATTGGGACGACCTGAATCATCACTAAAGCAAACTCATCTCGGGATGAAGAGCACTGATGATTTATACAGAGAGTCGCCAAGAACTGAGATAGTTCAAAGAGTAAAGCCGGTCGTTAAATTTGTTGCTGACGCCGAGCCACCAGCGCTGTTCATGCTGAGACCGAAACCAAAGCGCTGGGAAAACACGAGTTACACCAGATACGTGAAAGTGTTGCCATGTGTAGTTTGCGGCAAGCAGGCTGATGACCCGCATCACTTGATAGGGCATGGACAAGGGAAAATGGGCGGGAAAACGCATGATCTATTCACCATCCCGTTATGCCGGCAGCACCACAATGAACTGCATAAAGATATGCACACTTGGGAAAGAGAGCACGGAAGCCAGATAAGCCACCTGTTGAGCACAATCGATAGAGCATTAAAAGAAGGGGCACTGGTATGACAAACAGCAAAACTGTCGATGATTGGGTTAGATATCTTCGATTAGCAAAAACGATCAAAACACTTAGCACAATGAGTGAGCGCTGTATTGAAAAGGCACCGGAACTAAAGGTGACTATCACTATTGCAACCCACCATAGAGAAGCAGATATCATGGCTGGAAGGCTGCTGGAGATAAACCGATGAGGGGAATTTCTGGATTTACTGCAGTTAAAGGACGAGCCCGGGCGCGGCATATTCCTGGAACAATGAATAAGCTTGAACAGGAATACGATCGGCATCTAAGTAAGCTACAGATGTCCGGAGAGATAACCAGCTATCAGTTTGAATCTATCAAGTTGAAATTAGCTGATAAGACCTATTACACCGCTGATTTCTTGGTAGTTAAACCTGACGGACTAATCGAGCTGCATGAGGTAAAGGGGTTCTGGGAGGATGATGCCAGAGTAAAAATAAAAGTAGCCGCGGCTAAGTTCTGGATGTTTCAGTTTATTGGTGTTCAGAAAGATAAGACCGTCTGGCGATATGAAGAGTTTAAGGGGTGAAATATGAACGTAGCGATAGTGCTGGCCGGATTAACCCCAAGAGCAAAACAGATTGATGGGATGGGGTTTGGTGGAACACCTACATGGAAATTTGAAGACAGGGTTGCGCTGCTGGCTGGATTAAAAGGACCTGCTCTTGATTGGGCATATTACCGGTATTGTGGTCAGGGAACGAAACTACTGCCAGTTCTACGATACATGCAAAGTAGTATTGATCTGTATTGCGGGATTAATCGAATTCGTATCAAACGCGAAACAAGGGCTGGAATAGTAAAAGTTGCACTGATGGATATGACATCACCCATTTGCCAAGAGTGCCAAGGTAGGGGATATCATGAAAAACTTCATCATAGCCCTGAGGTACAAAAAGTGATTGGCGAAAACCATACCTGTGAACGCTGTTCTGGAAGTGGTCGGGTAAGACTGTCAGGCCGAGCGATTGCGGGGGCATGCGGAATAGATCATAAATCATGGGGAAAAACTCATGATCTATTGCTATCTGAAGCTAGTAAATTGTTAATAACAATTGATCATGAGGTTTTCAATAATGCTCTAACGAGCAGTAATGAATGACTTTAATCTTATTTTACACAGATATTAAAGTATTTGATTTAAAAGCTCATTGATACGCTTTTGTTCCAAACCTTCTTTGCATAAAGTATGAAACTCGCGATGGTTCATGCCAGCTTGATTAGCCATGCTTTTAATTAGGGTTACTGTGAAAGGGGACTCGTGCTTATCCACAGTAACCTTATATTTTTTCTTTTTTGAAATCATTACCCACTGTTCGTGGGCTGTCCCTTTCTTTGGTTGCAGTTCGAAGCCAAGACATTCCAAAGCTTCGGTAACTTCTTTGTAAGTTAAAGGTGTTAATTTTTTAGAAAACAATCCCACTTAAGCAAATCCTTATGCCGGACAACTATTGCTTTCTTGGAATAACTTGGCGGCACTAGGAGCCTTTCTTCTGATTAGCCTGCTAAAGAAAATTTCCAGGCTAAGCAGATGATATTTCAAGATCAACGAAAATGGAGCTTTACGTGATAATAACTGCTCAGTATAAGCAGCATCTTCACAAGCTTCTTGAATGTAGTCTTTAATTTGTAACTCAAGCTTTTTTTGAGCACCATCTAAAGTGTTTGCTTGTGCAGCAAGAGACAAATCAATACAAACTGCAACATATAGCCCATCTTCCATGTAAGCCATGCATCTGAGAATCATTTTTCTCATGCATCCTCCTTAGAATAAATACGGCTGTAGCCTTTTGTTAACAACTCAAACTGAGTATAGAACAACATAAGCTAAAGGAGCGTGAATTCTACGCATCCTTGTCGACAGTTTCCACCTGTAAACTATAAGGTCAATACTGTTTATTTTTACAACACAACATATAGTGGTTTTGTGTTAATTTTTTACACTATTTTGTTTTTGGTATTGTGCCCCCCCCAACATTACTGTATAAATTGCCATGCTGCTGTTGTTGCACTCAGCACTTACTAACCTGCCTTGCGCAGGTTTTTTTGTGCCAAAAATTTGAGCCTCGGATATTTCGGGGCTTTTTTGTTTCTGTCCCCCGGCGGGGTAAAGGTCATGAAGATGCCAGACAAAACTTCCGGCCTTCTGGCCATGTTTATTGAATGGGTTACTCTCCACCAGCCTGCTATCTACGGCTTCTCTTTATCTCTTGTTACTGCATGGTTGCGTGTTATGTATTCCGGCGGTACTCACCGTCAACGCGTTCTTGAAGCAGCCATGTGTGGAGCAATCAGTCTTTCATTAATGAGCGCGATGGAATGGATTGGCGTTCCGTTGTCTGCATCTGGATTTATCGGCGGCATGGTTGGATTTCTTGGCGTGGAGAAGATCCGAGCGTTGGCAAATGTTGTTATCACTAAAAAGGTAGGCAGCGATGGCGAGAATCAATGATACCGCTAATGTTCTAGCGTTCCTCGACATGCTGGCATGGAGTGAAGGAACTGCTGGTCGTGGTGATGATGGTTATAACAAAGTAGTAAACGGGGTAGATAGCCCGAACTTCTTTAATAGCTATGCAGATCACCCACGCATTCTCGTTACCGTTAACAGTAAAGGGCTGAAATCATCAGCTGCTGGACGATATCAGTTTCTTGCAAAAGACTGGCTCCATTATAAAGCACTATTAAACCTGCCTGACTTTGGTCCTGTATCTCAAGATAAATGGGCTATCCGTTTGATCATTGAGCGTGGTGCGCTTGGTGATATCAAAGCAGGCTGTATTGCTTTAGCTATCCGCAAGTGCAGCAATATATGGGCAAGCCTGCCTGGTGCAGGGTATGGGCAACCAGAGCACTCACTCGATAAGCTGATTGCTAAGTATGTGCAATGTGGTGGTGAAACCAATGATCATTGAGACAGTGAAGCGTTGGACCATCATTGTCCTGCTTATCGCTATTGCACTATTAGTGCTGGTGTTAATGGCTATGCGTATAGATACAGCAGCACTGCATGGTCAGGTTACCTCATTAGAGCAGAGCAACAGCGCACTGACTGAGGTTGCAGCTAACAACGCTGCAAAGGTAAGAGAACTGATATCTGATGATAAGGCTAATGATCAGTTAGTCACAGGCAAGCATAAGGCTATTGGAGTAGAGCGTGAACAGACGAGGATCACCATCGATGCTGTACGCAAGTCACTACACACTGAAGCATGCGCTACTGTGCGCTTGCCTGCTGACGCTATCCGCATGCTCAGGCCAGCAGGTAGTAACCAGAACGGAAGTCCATTACCGAATTCCACCAGCAGCCTTAGTCCCTGAATGCAACGAACCTGCATTCTTAGGTAGCACATACGGTGATGCAGTGGAGCAGGTGAGGCAGGAACAAGGAGCATTCCGAATATGTCATATCGAAATCGACAAGCTGAACACATGGATCGAGCAGCATCGATGACCAATTGCACCATTATTGGGCGGACATCAACGGGTCCCTCCGACCGGTACCCCCATTACGGGTGCGCTGACTCGCAGTGATTCGCTACATATGAAATTTTTCTGAGTGAGGTTGTTGTTTAAATGTCAGCACACTCAAACATCCCCCAACCAGAGCCGCACTGGCTCAACAAAACTGAAATGGCAGCCAGCCTTGGCATTAGTGTTCAAGCCTTTGATAAATGGGGCGTAAAGCCTATTTCAAAGATTGGCAGATCAGTCTATTACGATTGCCGTTCTGTAGTGTCAAACCGAATTGAAAATGAACTGGCAAAACAACAACCTCAGGATGATGAAGAGGTTGATCCAAGCAAACTTGAATATCAGCGTTATCGGCTAACCAAAGAACAAGCTGATTCTCAGGAACTAAAGAACCAAAAAGATCGGGCTGAGGTTGTTGAAACCAGTTTTTCAACTTTTACCTTGTCACGCATCGCAGCTCAGATAGGCAGTATTCTGGATTCAGTTCCACTAAATATGCGCAGGAAATTTCCTGAGTTGGAGACAAAACACATCGAGCACCTTAAGCGGGAAATCGTCAAAGCCCAGAACATTGCTGCAGGCCTCGATGACATGATCCCGGAGCTGTTAGATGAGTATCTCACCAATTCAAGCTGATAATTTAAGGTCAGCTACACGGAGAGGTCTTATCGCATTACATCGTCCACGGCCAATGACGGCAGTGGAGTGGATGAACGAAAATTATTACTTACCTGTTGAGTCGTCATATCAGGAAGGTAAGTGGGAAACACTACCGTTTCAGGTAGCCATTATTAATAGCATGGGCAATGACGAAATCAGGGAAAACAACCTGATTAAATCTGCACGTGTTGGTTATTCAAAAATGCTGCTTGGTGTTACGGCGTTCTTGCTGGAGCACAAGAAGCGGAATGGATTGTTATTTCAGCCAACGGATGGTGATGCTGACAACTTCATGAAGGCTCATGTTGAGCCAGTTATTCGTGATGTTCCAAAACTGCGTGAACTTGCTCCGTGGTATGGGAAAAAGCACCGCGACAACACACTCAGCATGAAACGGTTTTCTAATGGCCGTGGTTTATGGGTTTTAGGCGGTACGGCAGCCAAGAACTACCGTGAAAAGTCAGTCGATTTTGTTATCTACGATGAACTGGCGGCATTCGATTCTGATATTGAAAAAGAAGGTTCACCGACCTTTCTTGGTGACAAACGTATTGAAGGTTCCACATGGCCAAAATCGATACGAGGTTCTACACCAAAAATTGCAGGTCAATGTCAGATAGAACGTGCAGCCAGTGAGTCACCACACCTTCTTCGTTTTCATGTTCCGTGCCCACACTGCGGAAAAGAACAGCACCTTAAATGGGGCGGCGCTGATTGCGCATTCGGGATCAAGTGGGATGGTGATGACGCCAAAACTGCGTATTACCTCTGTGAACATAGTGGTTGTGTGATTCGACAATCAGAACTGGATCAATCAGGCGGTCGTTGGATATGTGAAAAGACCGGCATTTGGACCATTGATGGGTATGACTGGTTTGGCCGGGATGATCATCCGGCTGAAACCCCAGAGTCAGTGACGTGGCATATCTGGACGGCATATTCACCGTTTACAACATGGGTTCAGATTGTTAAGGATTTCTTCAAGGCAAGATCAGACCCAGGTAAATTAAAAACCTTTGTTAACACCACGCTGGGTGAAACATGGGAAGAGGAAACCGGCGAGAAGCTGGAGTGGGAAGCAATTGCCGGAAGGCGTGAAGTTTACCGGGCTGAAGTTCCTCTTCGAGCGCTATATATCACTGCAGGTGTTGATACCCAAGATGACCGTTTCGAATACGAGATAACAGGCTGGGGAGCCGGTGAAGAGTCTTGGGTCATCGAGTATGGTCGGTTATTTGGCGATTTATCTCGGCAGGAAATATGGGACACACTGAGGAAACAGTTAACCAGATCGTTTACTCGTGAAGATGGAACACAGCTGGATATCCGGATTGGCTGTATTGACTCTGGTGGCCATTACACCGATGAGGTCTACACATTCTGCAAATCGAGCCCGCAACGCTGGATCCCAGTAAAAGGGGCCAGTATTTATGGGAAACCGGTCGCTAACTTCCCACGCAAAAGAACACGAAAAGGTGTCTACCTTACGGAGGTTGGTACTGACAACGCGAAGGATATTATCTACCCGCGTTTAGCCATGGTGCCATCCAACATTGAACAACCTTGCCCTGGTTACCGCCATCACCCAATAGCGGAATGGGCTGATGAAACCTATTTCAAAGGCCTCACTGCTGAACGAAAGAAAATGGAATTCATCAAAGGTCGTCGCGTTTATCGATGGGATTGTCCAAAAGGTGTTCGTAACGAGCCATCTGACTGCGCAGTTTATTCGTTGGCCGCGATCAGAATCGGCGTTCAACACTTTGGTTTTAATCTAAACCAACTGATTCAAGCGCCAGAGCGCCCAGTTCAACCCACTCTAGAAGAATCAAATAACTCCAATTCATCAAACCAGCAATCAAGCTGGATTGGTGGCTTTAACCGATCGGGCTGGCTATGAACGAAACAGAAATTTTAGACATGCTGACTCGCTATGCGCAGGCAGAACGGGACTTACTGCAAGGTAAAAACGTGATGTGGGGCAATAAGCTTCTACAACGTGAAAACCTAAGTGAAATCCGCAAAGGTCGGCAGGAGTGGGAGCAGAAATTAGCTTCAATCCGGCGTGGCGGTCGTCCTTCGCATTCGCTTGCTACTTTCAGCTGAGGCTAACCCATGAAATTACTGAGTAAGCTGGCAGAAGGAGTAGAGCAAGCTATTGCTGCTGTTGCGCCTCAGTGGGGCGCAAGTCGTGCCTATCATCGATTGCTCATAAATGGCTATGAAGCGGCAACACCCAGCCGCACGCATAAAGCCAGCCGTGAACACCGGGCTGCAAATAACGCAGTGTTTGCTTCTGGGCGATCGCTTCGTGAACAAGCTCGTTGGTTAGACGAAAACCATGACATTGTTATTGGCCTGCTCGACAAAATGGAAGAGCGGATCATCGGGGCAAAGGGAATTCAAATTGAGCCACAGCCGAGAAGTCTCACTGGTGAAATATTAACTGAACTTGCTTCAGAGCTCCGTCAGCGATGGGCTGCATGGTCAATTTCACCAGAAGTTACTGGCACCTTTTCTCGACCACAAATGGAACGATTGGTTCTCAGGTCGTGGCTTCGGGATGGTGATGTATTTGGAAAATTAGTTCGTGGCACTGTTCCTAATTACAAACACCTGACAAGCACGCCATTCGCTATCGAATTATTAGAATCAGATTTTGTTCCTCTCGATTTAAATGATTTGGGTAAAAACATCGTTCAAGGCATTCAGCTGAATGGCTGGCGCAGACCAATTGCCTACAACGTGTTACTCGATCACCCAGGTGAAGCCACTGGCATCAGATTCACTACGAAAAGTATCTCAGCTGACGACATGCTTCACCTGGCCCTAAGAAAACGACTTCACCAAGTTCGTGGCATTAGTTTGCTACACGGCATCATCACTCGATTATCTGATTTGAAAGATGTAGAGGAGGCGGAGCGCGTTGCTGCTCGTATCTCTGCATGCCTTGCCTTCTATATCAAAAAAGGGAATCCCGACAATTACATTGCTCCTGAAACTCAGGGACAGCCACGTAGTTTCAATATTTCACCTGGGATGACATTTGATGATCTTCGGCAGGGTGAAGAAGTTGGCACCATTCAAAGCAACCGGCCAAACACGCAATTGAATGTATGGCGTGAGGGTCAGCTTCGTTCTGTTGCCGCTGGTGCTAGAAGCAACTACTCAAGTATTGCTCGTGATTATGACGGGTCTTACTCATCCCAAAGACAAGAGCTGGTGGAAGGGTTTGAAGGCTATGCAGTCTTGCAAGATGAATTCGTCGGGATGTGGTCTCGACCCGTCTATCGAGAATGGCTTGCCGCCGAACTACTGACTGATCTGAAGCTTCCGCCTGACCTTGATAGACGCACGTTATTTGATGCTGTTTATCTCGCGCCGGTAATGCCTTGGATTGACCCTAAAAAAGAATCTGATGCATGGAAAACAAAAATCAGAGGTGGTGCATCTACTGAAACCGCTTGGATCCGGGCGGAAGGTAAAAACCCTGATGAAGTTAAACGTCAGCGTGTTGAAGAAATCAAATTCAATAAAAAACACGGCATCGTGACTGATACCGATCCTGCTAATGATTCAGGAGCTAAAAACAATGACTCAGGCCAGCAAGTTACTCAACCAGATGCTGTTCAGCCCGATGGCGGCCGCACCAGAAGCCGTGACAGAACCAAGTAATAAAAGCTGGTATTCAATTTCTGCCGCTATCAATAACCAGCCTGTTGAAATTGCCATTTACGACATCATCGGATACTGGGGAATTTCAGCAAAAAGCTTTCTTGATGAAGCGAAAGCAAAAGGCGTATTCGATGCCAAAAACATTGATATCCGCATTCACTCACCGGGTGGCGACGTGATGGATGGCCTAGCCATTTACAACACACTAAGTCGCCTGACAGCCAACATCCGTATTTTTATTGATGGCATCGCCGCCAGTATGGCCTCGGTGATTGCTTGTCTTCCTAATGCGAAAGTTTATATGCCAGAAAATGCCTGGCTAATGGTTCACAAGCCATGGTGCGGAACAGCTGGGAATGCTGATGATATGCGCGGGATGGCTGACTTCCTTGATCGCAATGAAGTCATGATGCTTTCAGCTTACGAAAAGAAAACAGGAAAAAGCCGGGAAGAAATTGCCGCATTGCTTACTGAGGAAACTTGGATTGATGGCAAACAGGCTATTGAGCTGGGTTTCGCGGATTACTTGGAAGCGCCCTTGCAGGCTGCTGCCTCTATCAACACTAATCGCATGAAGGAGTTCGCCAACATGCCAAATGCTTTAAAAAATCTGATTACCCCGCGTGGTAATGCGCAACTGCCTGCACCAGCTGCCGCTCCAGCACCTGCTGCTCAGGTAACTCTGCCAGCACCAAGTGCTAATCAACCAAGCGAAGCCGACATTCAAGCTCGCTTTAAACAAATGGAACAAGGGCGCCGAACTGACATCACTGATCTGTTTGCGCTGACTGGGAACAAATATCCTGATCTGTTGGCGTCTTGCTTAGGTGATATGGATATCACTCCCGCTATGGCGAAAGCCAAGATCATGCAGGAAATGGGTAAAGACACTCTTCCAACGGCAGGCCCATCAGCAGCACATATTCACGCTGGTAACGGCAACTTAGTTGGTGATTCTGTAAAATCCTCGATTCTGGCTCGTGCCGGTTTAGCTGAGCGCCAAGCAAGTAATGGTTACAACCATATGAGTTTGCGTGAATTGGCCCGGGCATCACTGGCTGATCGCGGTATCGGTGTCGGCAGTTACAACCCGATGGAGCTGGTGGGCTTATCCTTTACCCATACGTCATCTGATTTCGGCATTATCCTGTTGGACGTTGCACATAAATCAATGCTCAAAGGCTGGGAAGAGTCGGAAGAAACATTCCAGAAGTGGACCAAAAAAGGCGAGCTGGGTGACTTCAAGATCGCTAACCGTGTTGGCTTAGGTGAGTTTGCTTCTCTGCGCCAAGTTCGTGAAGGCGCTGAATACAAATACATCACACTGGGCGAGCGTGGTGAACAGATCGCGCTGGCGACATACGGTGAGATTTTTGGCATTACTCGTCAGGCCATCATTAACGATGATCTGATGGCGCTGACTGACATTCCTCGCAAAATGGGGATGGCGGCAAAAGCCACAATCGGTGATCTGGTTTATGCACTGTTAGTCGCAAATCCAACGCTGAAAACTGATGGTAAAGCACTGTTCCATGCCGATCATAAAAACTTACTGACTGGTGGAACATCAGCATTGAGTATTGAAGCTCTGGATGCTGGTCGTACCAAAATGCGAACCCAGAAAACTCAAGTTGAAGGTGGTGCCAAAGGCCGGACTCTGAATATCCGTCCAGCTTATGTGCTGACGCCAGTTTGCTTGGAATCCAAAGCTAATCAACTGATCCGTTCCGCGTCTGTTCCTGGTGCTGATATGAATAGCGGCATCGACAACCCAATCCGCAATTTTGCCGAAGTCATTGGCGAACCGCGTCTGGATGATGCATCTGCTACAGCGTTCTATCTGGCTGCAGCACAAGGTATGGACACCATTGAAGTTGCGTACCTGAACGGTGTTGACACTCCATACATGGAACAGCAGCAAGGCTTCACCTCTGACGGCGTATCAACCAAGGTTCGCATCGATGCCGGTGTTGCTCCGCTCGACTTCCGCGGCCTGGTTAAATCTAACGGCGCTTAATCCGTAAGGCAGGTTTAATGACCTGCCAGTCATCTTCTTATCAAAGAGAATAACTATGGCTAAGAATTATGTTGGTAATGGCAGTCTCATTCCCATGATCGCCCCAGCTGGTGGTGTTGTATCTGGTGTGCCGGTAAAAATCGGGGCATTAACACTGGTACCATTGGTCACCGCTGCTGCTGGTACTGAATTTGCCGCTCGTGCCGATGGTGTATGGCGCTTGCCATGTGCAGCTGGGTTGACTGCAGGTGCAATGGTTAAATGGGATGGCACTGCTGGTCAGTTAGTTGCTGACTCAGCCGAAGATGCTGATGACTTTGGTAAACTTGCCACTGCTGAATCAGGCGGTTATGCAGACGCGCGTTTGTCTAACTAATAGGAGAGGGAGCTTGCTCCCTTTTTCATATGTCAGTATTTGAAAACGCGTTTGGAACAGCAGCAAAAACAATGATGAGTGTATTTGGTGAAGATGAACTTGCCATGTATACGCCGGCGGGTGGAATAGCAACCCCTCTGCGCGTTGTAGTCGATCGCGGAGTAAAAGATTCTGATCAATCAATAATGATGGTCAACTCTACCGTTGTTATCAGCTGGTTAAAATCAGACCGCAGTGAGCATGCTCGGAATGATGTGATCACGCTGGCCAGTAGCGAAAGCTATCGACTGAACAAACTGTCTGATGATGACGGTATGTTTATCTCATATCAGGTGATAAAAGCATGATTGAACAGATCGGGTTAGATGAAGCAAAAGCGGCATTCAGCGAATTGCCGGCGAATCTTCGTGCCGCGCTGATCCGTTCGATAAACAATGTTGTTCCTACCGCTTATGATCTTGGGGTTGAGAAAATAACCAGTCAGGTTGCACTGACAAAAACCTATGTTAAAAGCCGACTGTACGTTTCACAGAAAGCTAGTAATACAGACCCAATGGCAGTGATATCTGGTCGTGTTCGCTCAACTCAGTTACGTCGCTATTCTGGAACCCAGTTGTTTGCACCTGCAAAACTTCCCGGCAAACGCCGGCTGGCAGGAACGTCAGTTAAAGTAAAAACGGGCGGCAGCCCGAAAACCCTGAACCATGCTTGGATCATTAAGCTTAAGTATGGCGAGCAAGACGCAAGAATGGGTCTGACGATGGGTATTGCACAAAGAACCGGGTCTGGTCGCAATGACTACCGGATCTTATATGGCCCGTCAGTTGCTCAGGTATGGCGGGATGCGAAAGAAGAAATAAGGCCTGAGGTTGAACAGCTTCTTGCTGATGAATGGCGCAAACAGATGAGGGATGGACTGTGAAAAGCAACATCACTTTATATTCCGAACGGTTTGTAACAAAGCTGAAAAATATTCCCGGAGCAAAAGCAGAAAAAGGCTATCTCGCACAACACTTAAGCAGTGGAAATACGTCATATCCATTCTTTTCCTTACAGCCAGTTGATGAACAAAAGAACAGCAACACAAATAAAACCGTATCGGCAGAACGGAAATATAACCTGTTTGTTGCTGTCGCTGCTGGGCCTGATCAGGATGAGGATCTTGATGATGCGCTGTTTGATATGCGAGTTGCGCTATTGAAAGATAATCGACTGCTATCACTCGGGGATAATCCAATTACCGGAAAGTTCACTATCGGTGAGCCAGAATTTTTTATTCCGGAAGGATTTGAATTCAGCTTTGTAGCACAGATACCAGTCACGATTAATTACACCGACGAACTATAGCTTCGCCGGTATTCAACACCATAACCCAGCCATTGCGCTGGGTTTTTTATTTTGTAAAACCACGTCTTTAAGGAGACATGACAATGGGTCAATTTGTCGATTCAGGCCTGCTGCTGGCCGGTGACGTTTATATTTCTGACATCCTGTCAGCGGGGAACCATGGTCCGGCAATTGGTCCGATCAACGTTTCTGAATGTCAGGCTACTCCACCAACTACGGAAGAAAAAAACCGGACCAGTAATAAAAAATCCAACTTCGGTCAGACACTGGATTCAGTTCAGGTGCCAAAAGACCCAGCAAAGCTGTCAATCACCTGGGATACCGCGACCAAATCACTGTTAGCAGATGCTGTGGCAGGTAAAGCGGC